TGCGACAAAGAAGGATGTCCCGGAATGGAGGCTTTCCCTACGCTCATTAGCCCAAAAGGCGAAAAAATTGTCGGGTACAGAGAAGTCTAAAGACCACGCACAACAGACAACGCGATAGAAAGAATAAAGGCTTCGAGAAGCGTATCAACCTTTCGTAAGGTGGAAACATGTTTCACCAAAGATTTGTTCCAAAGAAGCTTGATCAGGAATGTGCTGATGAGAAGATTAATCAAGAACAAAATAATGATGCGGGTACGCTCATTTTGGCTTCGGGTCTGGGAGATTTCCTTTAACATTTATTATTAGTCAATAATTTTTTTCTGAAGTAAACTTAAATGGCAAGGAATTTGCCTTTATCTGGTTCCGAAAAAAAATTCACCAATAGACGATGGGGGTCAAAGACAGGAATCGATAATAATAATTGCTACGCATACGCCGTGGGAGACTACGAAGCGTATCGTTGGCAGAAGAGTATTCCAGGTGACAGATCGGGTCTTTCGGATAAAGGCCACACATATACACACTGTACAAGTCTCCCAAAGAGAGTTGTGTCGGATAATCCCACCAAAATATACAAAGCCGGCGCAAACGAAAAGTGTAAAAAGGGGTATTATAAGGTCATGATGTTTGTTAGTCCTGGGAGACCCACAAACTATATTAGAATGGGAGACTTTCACTTCTATAAACAACACGGCGTGGTTGAATATAAGGTGAAGGATGGAGATACGGTGGCGAGTTTAAGCAAATTTTTTAAAGTGCCCGAATCGAGGATTCGTAGTGCGGGTAAGGTAGAAAAGGGTAAGAGAATCGTTTTTAAAGCTAATGTGTTTTCTCATAAGAGGGGATGGGCTACAGGTCCTCTTTTGAGTGATGCGTCTGGTAAGGTGATCAAAGATCCTAGATATGCGGCAAGGAATTATCCTGGTTTAAATTACACAACCTATTGTAGTTCATTCTGTGTCCGCGACACTGGAATTAAAGTCGGAAAGACTCATCCCAAGGTCCGACAGAAGACTTCTAAGGTCTAATACGTTTTCTATATCAAAGTTGATATCACATTCGTCCAAAAATCTCAACATTGCCTCGGACTCCGGCACGGGTACGGAATCTGAATTCCCTGTGTCGTTATTGGTAACTGTTATAGTTACTGTAAATTTTGAAACGTCAAATAGTTTCCTACACGTCGGACAAGTATTCTTGCCCTTTTCTTTCCACTTATCTAAACATTCCGTATGAAATATATGCCCACACCTTAGGCGTGTATTTGATCTGGTCGATCTAACCTCTGTAAGACATATAGAACAGGGAGAGGACATTAAAGTATTGTTATAAGTTTTTTTCACATATTTTACGTGATTAATTTGTATCCGGTTTAATGAGACCCTTTTTCGCCTGCTCCTTTTGAAGTTGTTCGATCACGGCCGGACCACCTTTCTGAAGAAGTTGTCGATAAGAATAATTATCCGCATATTGAACACCATTTTTTTGCATGATGTGGTTATTCAAGAGTTGTGCTGAAGAGTTAAGAGAATATTGACGACCGTCTGCCATTCCGAGACGCTGCGACATGATCTTATTTACTTTAACATTAGAAATTAATTTTTCGATTTGTAATGGTCTTGAGCCACGAGTGATATCCATTAGCCCTTACTCTTCTAATCATGGTTTCAATATTGTGACCAAGAAATATATTGAATGTATCGGTGTCTTGAGTTCGTTTAACACGAATTTTTTCATTTTGATTGATGTGTTGATTGATAATATTGTATGCGAATACGATCTCCTTGAGAGTCTCTGCGCCAGTTATAATAACCTTACCAGTACTAAAAATACTAGTTGTGATTTCTTTCATTTCTTCTGCTGGCCTGAATTTGATCTTCACCGCCGAATACCGATCTGGTTCAAAACTAATCTTGAAAATGTCCGAATGGTTTTCAAAATGTTGTGCGACTTCCATGAGATTGACATTGTAATTCAAACTGAAATTACTATTTATCATAACGACCCGGAAAGAATCCAATGGTGTGGGCTTTTCAAGACCTATACAAATCTTAAACAAATATTCCAGTTGTGTGATGATTCTCTTTGCGTCGAGGAGATCAGATGCCCCCGCAATCTGAATGGAACCGTTCGGAAAAATCTTCACCGACTTAACAGAATATTGATCCTCGTACGTGAGAGTAATTTGATTATAAAAGGTCGTGGGTTTAATTTTCCATTCAAACCCATCAAAATCTGAACCAACACGACGAAGTTTTATGGAACCATTTTCTTCAAAGACCTCTCTGAGTTTCTTGATGTCTATTTCCCGTTCAAATTTGGAAATAACTGTTATGGTTGTGATTTTAATCCATGAAGGTTTATATTCATCTGGCATCTTCGATCTAAACTCATCGAGAGTTAAAAGATACGAAAATGTATTGTTGGCAATACCCGAGAATTTCATCGTTTTTGACTTAAAATCTAAAGAAATGGCTACAACTTAGGAACTCTTTAATGTCAGATTAATGAGTTTAAAAGAAAGACGATACATCAGTTCATGACGTCATTCTTAAAGAGTGCATTGAATGTCGTCGATGTCGATTCTAATTTAAATTATGTGGAAATAAAATACACTAAATGGAATAGAGTTTTGGCTATATATGAAGATTTTACTGATTATTTATATACATCTAGTAAAGGTGATTGGGTAGAAATCACGTGTTCTAAACAAGATATCCAATATGAAAATTTTCTACAAACTATGGTTGAAAAAACGGTCGAATCCACACAAAGAATGGCTTTGATCGCTTTAGATAATCTACTTGCTAGAAAGGATTTAGAAAGTCACGATATTATTCGTATTATGAATACGTGTAAGATTGTAAATCCATCGTTCAAGGTTCCATATATAAACAAAAAGAATACATGGCAATTAGAATTTGCGAAGGGGTTTATCCGGGATTATTTACCCGATGCGATTGAACATTGTCTCTCTAAAAAACGATTACATAGAATTTTTACTGTTTTGAAGCTAATCGACGAACGATAAGTATCAATGCGGCGATAATAACACAAACACATAAAATTTTTAATATAGTTGGCCTGATTTCATCGTCATCATCGGTAATAGGAGGCTCGAGACCCGTATCGATGTTTCTCTTTTGAACCGGTAAAGTCTTATCAACCTTAGGACGAGAACACCAATCTAATGTATTATCACCCGCCGAGATGCCGTATTTGCATATGGGACTTTCTTCTGGTTCAGCGACACCGGGAGCCTCGTCTTCGATAGAACCCTTGAATTCAGATTTAAGTGTCTCGCGTCTCCCACCGGGCAAAGAAAAATCGTTCTGAACAAAAGGATTAATCTTATTTATGGCAGCCTCGTCGTCGATCATACAAGAACTCATTATTTATTATAATCTTATATTTTATATTTCTTAGTTCCGATCTTCTGCCTGTGTGCTGACCACATTGTATCTAAATCAACATCAAGCATATGCGCCAATTGAAATAGATAACTAAATACATCTCCCATCTCCATCATGACATCTACGCCTTTGTCTTTTTTCAAATTTGTTTTCTTAAACGTCTTCTTATATTGCCTGATAGCGGATGCCAATTCCCCCACCTCCTCTGTAAGAAGAAGCCACACTGTATCAACATTTGCACGGTCCCAACCTTTTGATTTACAAACCCTCTCGGTCTCATCTTTGTAATAATTTAAGGTAGCCATGGCACTTAATGATGAATAGTGTCATAACTTTAAATGTTTGTAGATAGTAATAATGTCAATCGCAACCAGACTTGCGAACAATAGAGGAAGAATGGCAATTGGGTCTATCATATGTCTGCTTATTATCATAGGTATCATGATGTATCTCAGGAGAGTATCTGATAAAAACCTCGAGAGTGAATATGCCGAATTTTATGAAAAGAAAGAAGATGCCATCCCCGACGAGGAAAAGGTGGATTTAGACGACATGTTCTCGCTGGAGAAAATACACAAACAAGAAATAAAAGATGCAAGAGCCGCGGGGCTTACAACTGCGAGGATGGCTCATGAAGCGGGTATTCCCCCGGAATATGTGAAAGGATCGAAAAAAAATAATGACAAAAAATATTAGTAAACAATAATAATGAGTCTTTTGTCTGTGAATAACTATAATGAACTCAGTAGATTACAAGAAATTTCTAATTCACTGAGTTTGCATTCTAACCCCGTCAATGTCGCTCAAGAGGCTACAAATCTTACGATAGAAACCATTCAGGGTATATTGGAAGGTCTAATGCGCCGTATCAATAAAATGGATACACTTCCCGATGACGCGAAAGTGATCATCGGAGATATGGATTCTGATAATTTACATAAATTAACATGGCAATTACGTCGCTTACATACCTATTTGTGAATTCGCGGGCATCCTCATGCCAACTAAACTTGTACTCACCGGCCTGTCCTCTGGATTGGCTATAGTATCCGAATCTTTCAAATAGTCAATATATTGCGTAACGCCCGTTTGGATTTGGGCTAATGCGATATTGATCACCTGCTCGTTAATAAACTTGACTTGTTCATTTACCTTATGATAATGATCACCACTGTTATTTATAAATGCAACACGCATGATTCCATATAAATCCTGGTCATTCTGATAATCGATAGCAATACCAGTCTTATTTTTGAACGCCTGCCTGATACCCCGCTGAAGAACGTTTCGGTTAAATTCCGAAAAGAAAAGCGTGTTCAGGGGAGTCTCTTTTTGGCTGAGTGAATTGAGATTCAAGTTGTCACACATTTAATATTAGTGAACAGTTTTTTTTCGAGGAGTATATTAAATGATAACTGGAGCCGACTTCGATAAGTCATTTAATGCCAAGGTCAAAAATTTTGAAATGAAACCGGCATCGGACGCCGAGCCATTTATCGGTTCGTATCCGCCTGTCTCTCGTCCGGGTGATGCTGGCCGTTTTTTCGTGAATACCAGTTCCCTGGAACCACCCGCAGTTGAACGTGTGGGTGCCGTTCCCGTGAAAGAAAAGAAAAAGGGGTGGTGGGGAAAGTAATATAAAAATAATCAGATAAGTATAGTATATAGGAGGATGAAAGTTATAAAACGTTCTGGTCGTGAAGTTGAAATGCGGTTTGACAATATCACTAGCAGAATAGACGTCCTCACGGAAGGATTGTCCGACGAACTCGAACCATCGAAGGTAGCACAACAGGTGTTTTCGTCGTTATATGACAGGATAACAACCCAAGAAATTGACGACCTCTCATCGGAAACTTGTATTGGGATGATTACCAGTCATCCGGATTATGAAATCCTGGCGGCTCGTATCGTAGCAAGTAATATCCAGAAAATATGTCCCAATAATTTCCATTTGGCAATGAGA